TGCGGAATAACCCCAGTATTACATTGCAAGAGGTGGCAGACAAGATAGGCAAATCACTTCGTACCGTTAAAACGGCAATCAAAGCCCTGCAAGAACAAGGACTTGTAGAGCATATAGGTGGCAAGAAGAACGGTACATGGAAAGTCAAGTAAAAACAAAATAACAAATAAGCGGAAAGCGAGTATCGAAGGGTACTTGCTTTTTTTGTGCGGAAAAATAGGAGGTGAGGATAATTGGCGGTAATTAGAAACCTTGTTGTTAAGATTGCAGCGGACATTTCCTCGCTGTCAAAAGGATTACAGACCGCCCAGAAAAACATACAAAAGGTAGCGTCGAGTTTTACCAAGGCAGGCACAAAACTAACCGCCAGCATTACCTTGCCGTTAGTGGCGCTCGGAACAACGGCGGTGAACGTTTCCAAGAACTTTGAACAATCAATGGCAAACGCTGCATCGGTAGCGGGTGCGACGGGTGAAGAGTTCGAGCAGATGAAGCAAATCGCCCGTGATATGGGTGCGAAAACAGTATTCTCTGCAAGTGAGGCGGCTGATGCTTTGTACTATATGGCATCGGCGGGCTACAAGGTAGAGCAAATGGGTGCGTCTATCGAGGCAACGCTTAACCTTGCATCTGCAACGCAGAGTGATTTGGCGTTTACGACGGACACGGTTATTGCTGCGTTGAATATGTTCGGCTTGGAGGCAAGCCAGGCAGAAAGGGTAACGAACGTCTATGCGGCGGCAATCGGTAACTCAATGGCGAATATGGATAAGTTATCCAATTCAATGGGGTATATCGGTCCCGTTGCTAACAGCCTGGGTTGGGAAATCGAGGAAGTTACTGGTGCGTTGGCGGTGTTGTATAACGCAGGTTATGACGGTTCAACGGCAGGTACATCCCTCCGTCAGTCGTTGGTTGCGTTGATGAACCCAACGGCGGCGGCACAAAAAATCTTTGACGAGCTTGGGGTTAACCTTGAGCAGTTAGACCCGACCACAAACAACCTTGCGGATATTTTGGACGTATTGAACAACGCAGGGTTAAGCACAGCACAAGCGATGGAAATCTTCGGTGCGAGAGCAGGTCCTGGTATGCTTGCGTTGATGTCGGCTGGCGGTGATGCGGTAAGGGATATGACCGAGTCAATCACGGGGACGGCGAAAGCAACCGAGATGGCGGAAGTTCAGCTTGACACGTTAGAAGGTCAGATGAAAATTCTCAAGTCGCAGTTGGAAGAAATCGCCCTGCAATTTGGGGATATTCTTATACCGATTATTCGTGAATTCTTAACGAAATACGTCACGCCACTCATCAACAAGTTTATGGGGCTGTCAAGCGGTACGAAGAAAAATATCGTAACGATAGCGTTATTGGCTGCGGCGATTGGACCGCTATTGCTTGTTATAGGGAAACTTATATCGAGTGTAGGGACGATTGCGAAAGTGGCTTCGTTGCTATTTTCCAAGGTCGGTTTAATCATTGCTGCGATTGCTGCCGTTGTGGGTGTAATCATTTATCTTTGGAAAACGAATGAAGGGTTTCGTAACTTCGTAACCAAGATATGGGAAAAAATCAAGTCGGGAATTCTGAAAGCGGTAGATGCGTTAAAAGCGTGGTGGGATAAAAACGGTGAGGCAATCATAAGCACAGCCGTTTCACTCCTTAAAAAATTATGGGACACGGTCAAGAAAATTTTCAATAAGATTTGGAAATTAGCAGAAAAGATATGGCCCGTAGTAAAAGCGATAGTCGTGGACACGGTTACCGCAATAAGGAATTTTTGGAACGAACACGGTGATGCGATAGTTTCAAAGGTCGTAGCGGTTTTCACTACGATTTGGGAGCTTGCAAAAACGTGTTTTAATGTCATTTACGATGCGGTAGTGCAGTTCTTGAGCTACCTTCGCCCGATATGGGAAAACATCAAGTCTTTGTTTATGTCCTTATGGGACACGCTTGTCAGTTTGTACGAAACCTTAAAGCCAGTATTTGACCTTATAATAGGGGTTGTGCTTTCGCTTTACGGCGTAGTTTCAAGCGTAATTGCAGGGATTATCCAGGCTTTGGGGCCGTTCCTTCAAGCCGTAATTGACGTCGGAAAGGCAATCTTGGAAATAATCCAATTCATCTGCGCCGTCCTTCGAGGGGATTGGGCAGAGGCTTGGGAAAGTATGAAAGCCGTAGCCACGAATTTGTGGTCAGCGATAAAAAATATTTTCCTTGGCATTTGGGAATTTATACAAGGTTTCTGCGACGGCATAGTCAAATTCTTTAGCAATATGGGTAGCACGATTGTGAGCCTGTTCAAGAGTTGCTGGGACGGCATAAGCGGGTTTTTCGTCAATTTATGGGACGGAATATGCTCTGTTTGTACTTGGATTTGGGATAAGATTACGGGCCTGTTTTCAAGCATTGGGGACTTCTTTGCGGATATTTTCAAGGAGGCGTTCAATTGGGGTAAAAACCTCATCCAAAACATCGGTGATGGTATTGAATCCGCTTGGGATTGGGTAGTTGACGGTGTAAAGGATGTCGGTGGTGCGATTGCCGACTTCCTTGGCTTTGGTTCACCGACCAAGAAAGGACCAGGGCATACCGCTGACGAGTGGATTCCGAACCTTATGCAAATGATGGCGGAAGATATGCAAGCGGATATACCGTTAATCCAAAGGGCTGCGATAAATGTTGCAAACGCACTTAATGTGACGGGTGGCGTGAATCGTGGAATGGTCGGCACAGGCACGAACCCGAATGGGGAAATGCTGAACGGATTGTTGCAAGGTCTTATGGCTATGAATGGGTTTAACCAGGACAGCGAAAAGGAACTTGTAATGCAGATTGACGGACAGACATTGGCAAGAATTATGATGCCAAAGCTGAACAAGGAATATAAACGAAATGGTATAAATTTAGCGGAGGTGTAATTTGAAACAATTTCTTAAAATTAACGGAAAAGTTATGATTGCACCGAAAGAAATTTCTCTATCGTATGAAGACCTTGATAAAGCAGAAAGAACGGTAGACGGTACAATGGTCGTGGACATGGTAGGGCGAAAACAAAGAGTGGACGTTTCTTGGGAGTACCTTTCAAAAGAAGATATGGCTATTCTTGCAAGGGAAACCAAGACGGGTTCGTTTGTTACGGTAACCTACCACGACACGATAACGGGAACGCTGCAAACGATAACGGCAAGACCGAGGGATTTTACCTATTTGCCTTTCTATGATTGGGTAAAGGGAAAGATTATGTGGAAGACCGTTGCAATATCATTTGTGGAGAGGTGATTATGGAATATACAGACAACCCCAGAAAGGTTTATGGGAAGGTTGAAATCACCTATTCTGATGCGGAAATAAGCGGGGACTTGGAAACAGTAGAAAGCGGAAACTCGGAGGTTAGCCATCCATACGAAGTTTATCGTGGGTTTAGTCAACCGACGTGTAAAGCGTGTACGATGGACGGGCATAGCACAATGGACGGAACATACCAAATGATAGACGATAGTTGTGTGGTTGGCTGGTGGAGTGGTGCTTTGTCGGGTAGCGATGGAGTATTTGCCGAGCCACCGTATATTGAAGTTTCGTTTGTAAAAAGACCGATTATTTCTTGGAAGATTAAGGGTGATGAAAAGCTAAATCAATACCCCGTGGATTTCAAAATTGATTATAAAACGGACGGCGTTGTTGTGAAAACGGACGTCATTACGGGCAATACGAAAATGGACGTTACTTGCCGCCCCACGATTGAAGATGTTACTTCGGTGCGATTAACCATTCAAAAGTGGAGCAAAGGAAATGCCTGTGCAAAAATGGTGCAGATATTTGAAATGCTGATGGAAATTTACGAAGGTGATGCAATGCAGATGTTTGAAGTCAACGAAGAACTCGGTGCTGCAGACGGTGGTTATAATATCAACTCCGATACTATGACCGTGACATTGCATAACACGAACCGTAAATTTGACAAAGGGTATTTACGTTCTCTTTTGATTTTGGATAGAAAAATTAAGCCGAGCATTGGGATTGAAATAAACGGGGTGGTAAAATATACCGTTTTGGGAACTTTTTATTCCGACGAATGGCAAGTTGACCAGGATAGTCAATGGGTCAAATGCACGGCGGTGGATAAACTTCTACGTCTGCAAGCGATGGAATATTCGGGTTTTCCTTTAACGGAAGATGTGTCCTTGTATGAAATGACACGGGATATTTTGTTGCAAGCGGGTTTTGAAGAAGATAAGTTTTTTATTTCGGAATGCTTAAAGGAGCGATTTATTCCAATGGGGTATATGCCACGAACTACGATATGGGACGCATTACAAGAAATTGCCAATGCGTGTCTTTGCCGTGTTTACATGGATAGGGATGACTGTTTGGTGGTTCGTGCGGAAGAAGAAACACCTACGCATAACGAAGTGAGAATTCATCCTGGGAATATGTTCAGCTATGTTTCCAACATCACGCTTACGGAGTTTGCGAACTGTATTTCGGTGGACTATAGCGAAGTAAGCCTTACGGAAGATATCGTAGACACGGCAGAAATAACGATTACGCTTGCACCGAGCGAAACAAGAAAAATTGGGTTGAACTATACGTCGGAAATTGCGTATGCAATGGCAACAGCGGACAATGCAAACGTGCGTATAACTGACTTTAAGGGTGGTGTTGATAACTGCACTTTTACGGCGGTAAATAGGACGGAGCAAGAAGTTTCAACGACGATAACGGTGTCGGGTAGTGCGATAGAGGTCAGCACGAAAACAATCCAGGTACGGGACGAAGAAAGCATT